TTCTCAAGATAAGCTTCAGCTATGAAGAAGTTAAGTAAGGCCATATCCTCATTAAGGTTCTGCATGTTGTAGGATTCATAGTCATATGAAATCTGCCATGCGTCGGGGTTGCACATTTGCAAACCATACCACTCTGCCACATCACTTGGTTTTTGTGAGATCACCACGCCTTCTTCTTTATACGCATGTTCCATCCCATCTGAAGCGTATGAAGATATGAAACTGTGTTCATCATTCCCAGCCTGTAGAGCCCTGTTCTTAAACCCTGGTTCATGTTTTGTTGAAGCTCTCGCGACAACAGCCGGGCTGTCTTGGATCCACGAAATCACCTCTTCATAAGTGTAGCATTCGGCAGCCACTTTCTTATCTACTTCAAAGTGTTTCAACCCTGCTTCCACATTCTCTTCTCTGACTCTGTCCTTGTCGATCGACGAAGAACCTCCCGGTGTGTGGTACCAGCGCCTTTTCCACCATTCTGACAACGTGTCTTTTCTCCTATTCACACTAGCCACTGCCTTGCTCGCGACTAGTCTCAACTTCTCGTCTTTCAGTTGTTCATACGTTGTTGTAGACCACCACCCTGCTTTGAGGGCCATTCTTGGTTTGTGTCTGGTTTTTCTAAAATTTTCTTTTTGTTCTGCCCAATCCGCCTCATCTAAGCTTCGGCCACATAGACTTGTAGCCCTCCTCAGTTTTAGAGCAAAGTCTAGGTCGAAAGTATGTTGTGAAACCCACCCTGTCTGTCTGGCCAAGTCGAAGTCAGCTTTGCATGCCAGCCATTCACTTATCGGCAGCGCTATCATGTTAGTCTCCTCTAGCCAATGTTTCATCTTCTCTTTGTCGACCATCATAAACATCAACAGATTGCAGATCGCCATTTCCATCACGCCTCTGTTTACAAGTAATGCTTCTGACACGAAATCGACGTATTCTGGCGCAACAGCTAGAATTGACTCGTATACAGTTGGTAGTGTGGTCTTTGGTTTATCCTCATATCCAGAAGGCGGTCGCAAAAAGTTTTCAGTTAGCCACTGTCTCGAAGGCCTCCACCCATTAGGTGGAGGCTTCCTAATATTTTTCTTTGCTATCGTCCACTGGGGTCGTACCTCTGGCCTTCGATCACCCATTATGAAAATATCTTTATATAATGTTCTCTTCAATACATTCACACAACAAGTGGGTCTAAATCTCATCCACTGCTCGAACCTCCTAATTCTTTCTTGTCCTCCGGCAGCGGTTCGCCAAACTCTATCTGCGGTCCTGTAGTTGATGTATCTTCCACAGGCACATCTCTCGTGGTTGGGCGTGGGTCCGCCGCTGATGTAATTGCAGATTGAAAATCCTGTTCTTTAACTTCAGGATCTATCTTCTCCATTTCCTTCCCTTTCTCTATCTTCTCACGCAACCTTTTCTGTGCCGCCTCCTGTTTCTCTTTTATGAGCTGGCCCACTCTTTTCGCTGCCCCTGTGGAACTTGGTGCTTTCTTTGGATCATAGTGGGGGTTGTTGCGCAGCAACCAGCCTACGATTGGCTCATCGTTTTTGAGAGCCAATCTGATCTCCGTGTCTGTTGGAACTTTTGGCCATGCAGCTTTCGCAAAGACTGAGTCTGTCTTTCGCCCCCATTCTCTAAATTCATCTAGTGTCATAGCTGGGTTTTTGTTCAATGCATTGTTAGCGTGTGTGGCAAG